ATTCCATAAATTTAGAATAGAAGTATTGTCGGTTTGCTCATTACCATCTACTCCTCTACCTAAACCATAATCTATTCTCATAAGTCCTTTTAGTTTAGTCTTCCAACCGGCATCACTTACGTCATGACTCACATCCATAACTTGAAAAGCCACTGCATCTCTATATCTTTGAGGAATGTGGGTTGAAGTAAAACACTCTCCTGCGTGTATTCCACCTGTTCCGTCAATGGTAACTTCAAATTCTAACGGAACTAATATATCGTTTGTCTGCATTATAGATTGAGGTGCCTGTTCCACAAAATATTGCATAGCGCTTTTGTATGATTTTCTCATCACACCCTCTTTAGTATACAAATACTCATAATCTCTTTTGTCATCACTTTGAACAGCATAGTAATCACCCTCATCTGGTATCTCTTCATCAAAATCTATACCATCATTTAAAATCTCTCTAATTTGCTTTCGTGTGTATGTGTTTAGTATTTTATCAATGTTCATCTCTGATTTTTGAGCATCGTCATCTAAATTTAAAGGACCTACATAACCCTCAGTATTAAATACTCCTGGTTCAAAGAATGGGTCTAACTCACTCTGTATATTATTACCAAAACTATCATATGAGTCATTACCTAATATTCTTTCACTCTGACCAAATACTGAATCTTTAACAGATTGATTTTCATCTCCAGCAAACTCACTAAACAACTCTCCTAACTTAATACCTTTCTTGTCTAACTGAGGATCTGTGGATGATTTTTCTGTAGCACTTCTGTTTCTACCATAAACCACAGCTGTTTGTAATCCTTGTGGTATTTTTGAAGTCATTGATTGATTGTATACGATAGAATTTGTTCTCCAAGTTGGAAATACTAACAAACCATCGTGCTTATAATTGTCTGTAGGTAATCCTGTTCTTCTATCTGCTGAAGAGTTTCTTAGTAATGCTCTTACAGGATCCTTGTTACTATTAACCTCTATCACTCTAGCTGAAAGACCATCTTCTGAAGTAGATAATCTAAAATCCCAAATACCACCACAAGCGTCACTTACTCTTTGTAACATAGACATCAAACCATCCTCTACAGTATTTGCTCTTACGAATTCTTCTTGTATGACGTTTACATTGATTAGTATGTTTCTTAAATAACCAAACTCTCTACTATCCTCTACCTCATTTGGTTTTGTAAGTGTGTCTATCCTATCTTGTGCTGACCTTTTTATTTTATCAAATGCTAACTTAGTTTTTTGTTCAAGATTTTTTACTTTTGGGTTTCCATCTGGTTGTGTTCCAGCTGCGAAAGGTGGTAGTTCTGAAACTCTTTTTGATATTCTCCTCATACTAGGTGATAGTTTCTCTTTATCAGTATCAGACTCACCCAAATACAATTCATAAGGAAATTGTCCTGGTAATATAGCTATGTTTGCATCCATAGTTAAAAGGTTAGCACTGTCGTTTCTTATCTTCACACTTTGAAATAATTCGTTTCCATCTGGATCTGTAGCTCCGATAGGATATACTGATCTGATTGTGCTTATAAATTCCCCTCTCTCCTTATTTATTCTACCAATAAAACGATTTAATATATTATCTTCAAACCAACCATAAGATATCCAAGGTCCTTTGAAAGCATCTAAATCAACATAGGTAGAACCAGCAGGATCAGTTATTATAGTTTTCTTGTATTTAGGAACAAGTTCAACATATTGACTTTCACCTCCAGATCGAAGTTTTGCTGCCATATTAATTAATTCATCTCGCAACCCATCAAAGAATATTCTTGGTGGTATATTTTTTATTGTAGGGTCGTCGTCTATTACATCACTTGCTAATTTAGTGATATTTTTTTGAACAACCTTTTCGGTTTCTTTACTTCTCGATCTCCACCATTTTCTTTCACTTCTTATTTGATTCTTCATCTTCTCACTTATCTCAAACTTACTAGCTTTTTCCGAATCCCCTACAGTTTCACCAAATATGTTAGAAGCTGGTGTGGTTAGTGTTGTTCTACAATTAAAAGAACCATCATCTTGTCCCTCCCAATTAAAATTAGATACCACACCATATAAAAATTCTTGATTCCCTTTACCTAATTGAACATTTAACTTCTCTATATTTTGTAATTGTTGAGGACCTAATTCAACCCAATTATTATATATGAGTTCTTTAGGTTCATGACCAGGCCACATCCATCCAAACTCAAGTCCTACCGAAGCACCAGGATGTAAAAAGAATGGTGTCAATCTTTTAAGTGTTTCAAAATCAAAACACTTCCAATTTATTTCAACTTGCTTTAACGCTTTGGTATCACCTTTGATTTGACTTGAGATACTTTTTAATCCAGCCATTGGTCGATAGTAGTTATCCGTATCGTAAACTGAATTCGATGTTCCAAAAGTGTTGGTTCTTAGTCTACCATTTAAACTTCTCGGTTGATTAAGATTGTTAGCATCAAACTTTTCTATTATTTCTTCACCACCAGATATGACAACTGGTTTTGCTGGATTTGATGCAAATTCTTGAATCAACTCACCCTCTTGTATCGATTTTAATTTGTTCGTATATTTTGGAAGAGACAGAGCTATCATCCTAGACCATATTGTTCTTTGTGAAAGATAACTTAAATCTGGATTACGAGATGGTGTAGAACCATCACTTTTCGATAGTGGTTCTGAAATGGATGTATCCGTCTTACCTGACATCCTCATTTTTTCTAGTAAAGTTTTTTGAATTTCTTTAGCTATTGGATTTAATTGAATCATTTCTAACCATTCAGTTTTTCAAAGTCTGCGATTATTTTGGATTGATTACCTGGTATTCTTATTTGAAAGTTTGGATTTAATATTGTTCTACCCTTACCTAAATTATTTGCTTGTGCTATAATCCACCAAAGTGATGCATCACCATAGTATCTAAAAGCAATGTTGTCTAACCTATCACCATCTTTAGGAAACACAAACTTATCTGAATCTGATAATGGTATCTGAGGATACAAAGTCGGAACGAGAACTCTTTGTCCTTTTCGATTTACAGTTACTGATGTATTATCATATCTTCCCATTTACAACTCCTCTAAAATCTACCTAAATCACTTATTGTTCTTGGAATATCTAAACTTGAATTATTGACGTTACTTATTTGTTCTTCTAATTCTTTCTGTGCCGCTTCTAGTGCACTTTGACCTGCGATAAGTTCATCGATGTCTGATTTAGTTAAAGTTCCCATACCTAATTCATTGAATAAAGCTTCGTAACCTTTTCTATTTGGAGCGAGTACACCCTCACCTGCTGGATCGTCTTTGAAAGTTCCATACTCTAAATCACCATCTAACCAATTTAAATCATAATGCTTACCTGTAGTTTGTGGTAATCTCTTTTCGATAAATCTCATATCCGCAGATACTTGAATTAGTTTTGGTAGTCTTAAACCAGGTTTAATTTCCCACGTAGATTGTGTATCTATGGTGTAATTTAAACTACTAAAATACATTGGTTGTCTATCAAACATATCACCTAATGTAAAATCAAAAAATGGTGCTACCATTCTATTTTCTCTTATGGTTGGATAGGATAATCCTCTTAGATAATTTAGTTTTTCCCAAAGTGTAATTAACTCTTGAAGTGATTTTGGCATTACTTTAAAAGTTACGTTTACATTTCTTGTAGAACCTTGATATGTATAAACCTTTTCTGGTCTACCAATAAATTTTTCTTCTGCAAATTCAGGTGATGATGTATCAGCTACACTTTCAAGTATAGCTCTGAATATAATCCACTTACCATTTACCATATCTCTAAACTTTAATGGAATAAAATCCATCTCTGTATTATTGATGTTCGCATCTACAGTGCTTCCACCATATGGATGTAGATTTACCTTATCAACAAGTTCATTTTTATATCCACCAGTTCCAGTTGATTTTACTACATTACCATTTTCATCTAATTGTATTCTACTTGCAGCACCTTGACTACCCAAGCCTCTTGTAATATCTGCATTTTTATCAGAACTGCTGTATCCATATCCGTTATCCTGTTTAAGTTCACCATAGGATTTTAAATTATACTTTTGTAATCTTCTTCCTAACTTATCAGAATATTTTTCTTCATTACTACTAACATGATATCTATCGGTGCTGTTACCAAATCTAGTTATTCTTCTAGCTTTCTTTTGAGTTTTGTTAGGTATTTCTCCACCAAATTTACTACCAAAGTAAAAACCTGCTTGCCTTGCTAAAGGTCCTATCTGCATAAATTTTACATCTATTCCTAATGTAGCTAATGAACCAACTCTATCACCATTGTCTGCAAACGTAATTGCTTGACTTAATCCCTCTTGTTGATCTCCAAGTCCTTTAATTTTTACTTTACTGTAAGGTAATACGTCTGAATATAAATTTGTTAAACGACTAGAATCTTCACCATAGGGAGCAGTTTCCGTCGGATTGGTAATACGTGCTGTCAAGTTATCAACATTAGTTAAAACTGGATTTGTTGTAGACACACCTATACCTAAACCACCTGTTCCTGTAAATTTTCCTATTGGTGGTGTGATAAAACTAGCTACTTCTCCTATAGCGCTGAATACGTTGGTTACGACAGGAGGTAATTGTAAATCTGGAAGTTTTGGTATTTTGCTACCTAAATTTGGTAAACTTACATCTGGTATAGAGATACCACCCAAAACACCTTTTGCAGCTTTTGATGCTAACGAACCTGCTGATGAAACCAAACCACCAATCAAATTCTTAAAACCACTAAAATCTGGAGTTGGTATGGTTGGAATATCTATTAGACTTGGAAAGAAATCCGATAAAGAACCTACAGGACTAGATACTACTTTGGGTAAATCTACACTTGGAAAAGTTCCAGTAACACCTGCTGTTACATTACCTTCTATTTTTGTTTCTGGTCTAATCTGTGTTAATCCATCTGCTCCTTTAGTTACAAAGTTAGACATCTCATCTATAATTTTTCCTAGCGGTAAACCTGGTGGTTCTAAATGTCTTACTGCATGAGCACCAATTGGTAAAG